ACGAAGAACTGATGATGTTCCCCGCCGGGTGGACAGACTTAAAGCCCTCGGAAATGCCGTCGTCCCGCCAATCGTCACGGAAATCGGGCGCGCAATCATCGAAGCGGAGGGCTACTGATGCGCAATGAAATAGAGATTGCGGCGCGGGAACGCTTCGGCGAACCCAACCGGGCGGCGTCATCCTCTACCGAGCTGCGGTTCGGGCGCAACGGATCGAAGTCGGTTGAGTTGGCCGGCGAGCGCGCTGGATCGTGGTTCGACTTTGAAACCGAGGAAGGCGGACACCTGATCGACACGTCGGCCCCTGTCATCGAGCCGCCGCAGATGCGGCTTATTGTTGCGAAGTACAACTATCTATCTGCCGGCGGCGATCTCGTTATGCAGGTCGTGCGGTACGCGCCAAAGGATTTTCGCCAGCGACGACCCGATGGCAACGGCAACTGGATCTGGTCGGTTAAGGACATCGACCTGGTGCCGTACCGGCTGCCTGAATTGATGGGTGCGTCCGAGATCGTGATTTGTGAGGGCGAGAAGGATGCCGACGCGCTAATGGCCGCCGGCATTGTTGCCACCACCAAGCCGATGGGGTCGGGCCGCTGGCCGGACGAACTGTCGCGGTACTTTGCTGGCAAGCGTGTCTACGTGCTGCCTGACAACGACGAGGCGGGGCGTAAGACCGCGCGGAACACGGCTGCGGCGCTGGTCGGTGTGGCTGATCACGTTGCCTTCTGCGACGTGTTTTGTGATTTGTTTCCGAAGGCGGACGCTAGTGATTGGCTGGAAGCTGGCGGCGATCCAGATGATCTTCTGGGCATGTTGCGCGAGTTTCCGGCGGTCGAGCCTGAGACGCTGCTCGATGCGACTGACGTGTTTCAGACGATCGACGCCGACGCGATGGTGCCGGCACTGGGCGCCGATGACTTCGTCGAGGGCGTGCTGATCTCGTCACAGATGTCGGTGGTCTACGGGCCGTCGAACTCCGGCAAAACCTTCTTTGCAGCCGACCTGGCGCTTCACGTTGCGCTGGGCTGGCGTTGGCGGGGGCTGGAGGTTGACCAGGGCGGGGTGCTTTATATTGCGGCCGAGGGCGCTTACGGCATTCAAAACCGCGTGGCGGCGTTCAAGGCGGCGCACGATGTCGCGGAGAGCATCCCGTTCACGGTGATCCCGGTGTCGGTCAACATGTACGACTCCGACGAGGAGATGGAGCGCCTGATCAACACCGTGCTGATAAAGGCCCGCGAGTTCGGGTCAATCTCGCTGGTGGTGGTCGATACCCTGGCGCGGGTCATGTCGGGCGGCGACGAGAACACCACAGTCGATATGAGCCAGTTCGTGGGCCACTGTGACGACCTGCGCGTGGCGACTAAGTCTCACGTCATGGTTGTGCATCATTCGGGCAAGGATACGTCGAAAGGCGCGCGTGGATCTTCTGCCCTGCGGGCCGCTACAGACACGGAAATCGAGATCGAGGCCGGCGAAGGTTTCTCGACCGCGCGGGTCGAAAAGCAGCGCGAGTTAGAGATGGGCGGCGAGTTCTGTTTCCGCCTGGGCGTGGTCGAACTTGGCGTCAACCGGCGTGGCAAGCCTGTGACGTCTTGTGTGGTTGAGCCGCTGGATGCGGTGCCGACCGGAACAAAACGAGAAAAAACGCCTCGCGGAGCGCACGCAAAGATCGTTTACCGAGGTGTTTTAAACCTCGCTGCGGATGGCAAATTGACCACGATCCCGGCCTACATAAATGCCCCAGACAGCGTTCGGGGGGTCGATCTCGATAAATTGTTCGATTTGGTGAGCGACAGCTTGCCGGTTGAGAAAAACCGGCGCCGGGATCGTTTCATGCGCGCCGTCGATCAACTCGTGGATGGCGGATTTCTAGGGTTTCAAGGGGATTATGTATGGCCTTTCATCTAAAGACCCACATTACCCACTTTGCCCATAAATGGGTAACATCCCCGAGGGTGGGCTGATGGACAGTGAGAGACTGCTTCGGCACGTCGGTGACGTGGCAGGAATGCCGGGTCTGTTTTTTGAGGCGGCTGAGACCGAGAGGAAATTGCCGGGGGTGGTGCGGAAAAGATATCGGGTGGCGTGGCCCGATTATGCGCCCGATGTGAATCTAGCTTACGGGTATTCCGATGCGGAGGCTCGACCTGGGCCAGCGGACGCGGCTGAGATTTTTCGGTACGACTGCGCGCTGGAACTGGCGCGGGTGCTGGATGCGGACGACGCGCGGCTCGTTTGGGCGGTGGCGCATAGCGCGGTGCGGCGGCGACGTGGGCCTGCCTGGTCACGGGTGGCGTGGATCGTGGGGTCGCACCCGCAGACGGTCAAGCGGGACTTTGAGCGGGCCATGTTGCAGATGTGGTACGCTATTAAACGGGCTTAGAGGGGTGCGCAGAGCGTTTAGTGATGTTATGGGCTGGGGTGGTGTAGGAAAGTGGTAGATGCGCCTGTGCATCGCTCTGAGGCCGATTGTGAGGAGATTGAGAGTTGGTTGAGATTATTGTTCAGGTCGTTCGGCTCGTTTTGGGTTTTTGATCTCATCGAGGTTCGGGATCGTGCCGGTGCTGACGATCTCCATGATAACGGCGGCCCAGCCCGGTAGCGGACTGTCGCCCACTTCCCATCTGTGCACGTTCTGGGCGCCGCGCTTGCCCATACGCATCAGGCGCGCGGTGGCGGCCTGTGAGAGGCCGAGTTTTTGTCGGCGGTGTTTGAAGTTTTAAGTTTTCTGGGGTCATGTTCGTGCCTTGGTTGTGGTTAGTCAGCTGCCCGGTCGGTCATGTCGTTGCGCCGGGTTGCACGGCGTTGCACGGCGATGATGATCGTGGCTTCCGCAGGTCAACCCACCAGTTTTGATCAGAAGGTAGCTAACCCATTGGTTTAATTGAAAAATACGCCTACGAATTAACCCAATCTGTCCTGTTTATGATCTCGAAATTGGTGTCTCGTGTTTTGTGCTGGGGCCGACTATTGAGTGATCCATTCGAGGTATTCAATTGTGTCGTCAAGCGACGACGGGGCCGTGATGTACTGTACTTTCGCAGCAGAGCCGTTGGGGTATGTGACGCGCACAACTTGGAAATTGCCTTGCTCTACGCACGTCCCGATTGCAGGGTCTGTTTCCCGTGCGGTTGATACCAGATTTCGAAGTTTTTTCAGTTTATCGTTCATTTCACTTTCTCCTCAGTTATCGGCAGCATTTCGCTGCCTTGATACATTATATACGCGCAGAGCGTACAGATATCAACATACGAATGACGTAACGTCATATTTTAATGACGAAACGCTCGAATGTGTGATATTTTTACAACAATGGGCGGCTCTATCGGAGCCGCTTTTTTTATGGGTAAAGCATGGCCGATCGACCGAAACTGACAATCAAGCAAGAGAAGTTTGCCCGGCAGTATGTGGGGCCGTGCGAGGGCAATGCGTCGGCAGCATATCGAGCGGCGTACAATGCCGACAAAATGAGCGACGAGACCGTTCACGTTAAGGCGTGCGAACTATTGAAGCACGGTAAGGTGGCGGTAATGGTGGATCAGCTTAAAGCGGAATACGCGAACCAGAACGCCATAACTATCGAGGAAATCACGGCTGGATTGCGGCGCGCGGCAGAGTCCGCCGCGGCGGCGGGCCAGCAATCAGCCGCGACCCAGGCGCTGCTCGGCCTCGCCAAGCTGGGCGGGCTGCTGGTCGAGAAGCGCCAGGTGCAGGTTGATGACGCGCGCGAGCATCTCGACGCCGTCGCCGAGTTGGCAACAGTCCCGACTTCACCACCGATCGCACCAATAATGGCAGCGGATCGCGACGACGACCACGTAACCCATTGATATCATTGGGCTGACCTACTGATTATATATCCGTTTCCGCCTGCGTGAGGGGTAACCCAAGCGCGCCGGCGGAGGCGGCTGGCCCGGCGCTCTCTCCCGCCGCTGGCCGCCGCCGATCGATCGAGACCCCCCCTTCGAAGCGGCGACCGGTGCGGGTTTTATTTGTATCACCCCCGCCCGAATAATCTGACCACACACAGGCTGCCCAAAAAAAATGACCGAAAAAAAATCAGCCTGGTCCGCCTTCCTCACACGCTATCGCGACGACCCCAGCGGCTTCAGCGAGCATGTGATCAAAATGCAGCCCCTACCGTGGCAGCGCGAGGTCATGGACGCCATCGCCGCCGGAGAGCGCAGAATAAGCGTCAGATCCGGCCACGGTGTCGGCAAGTCAAGCTGCGCGGCCAGCATAATCCTCTGGTATCTGCTCACGAGATACCCGGCCAAGGTGGTAGTCACCGCGCCAACCGCCAGCCAGCTATACGATGCCCTGTTCGCGGAAGTGAAGCGCCGCCTGAAAGAGATGCCGCCGGCCATCAGCAAGCTGCTGGAGGCCACCAGCGACCGCATTGTGCTGAAAAGCAGCCCAACAGAGGCATTTTGCAGTGCCAGGACAAGCTCAAAAGAGCGCCCGGAGAGCCTCGCGGGCGTCCACAGCGAGAACGTGCTTCTGATCGCCGACGAGGCGAGCGGCATACCGGAAGAAGTCTACGAGAGTGCCGCCGGCAGCATGAGCGGCCACGCCGCGACGACCCTGCTACTGGGCAACCCGACAAGGACCAGCGGCTTTTTTTACAGAACGCACACGGACTTAAAAAATGATTGGTGGAC